TCCAATACGATGTTGATGGCTGGATTCAATCACGTTTTGGGCTATCCCAAAGGTCAACTCCCATTCTCAATCCGTACAGCACACAAACCCAAATATAGTGTATATTATGGATGTCAATCCATACATGAGTTGATGTGTGACAACCGGTTCCAGATATTCCCACGATGTGACAGAACTATCAAGTCTCTCAAATATTGGGCGTTGAAAAAATCCGGTGTTATGGATACAATGAGTGAGTGGAAGCACACCGTTGACGCGTTGAGATATGCGGTCATGCCAATCATAGACATCCAATATCGATCGCCCAAAACCTCCAAAGTGAGACTCCGATGATAAACCAATCCAACATCCCACCGCTCCCAATCCAAAAAGACCAAGGTACTCAAAGACGAGTCGAACACACCGCTCTCCGTAAACGGATGTTGACTGGGATGTGGCTCCAAGATTTGATCGACTCGATTGGTGATCATATTCCACAGAGTCGCCAAGCGGCGTGGGGAGTCCCAGACATGTCGTCCAACATATTCAAGGCGGCCACGAGTGCTCTATGTGGATTATATATGGAACCGCCATCCATTGGAGTCAACGAGTCCAGCACCGGTCAAACTGATGGTCTCATTGGACGTGGTGGATTGATCAATCGCGCCGGTCTATGGCCACTGATGCAACGAGTACAGTTTTTCACATTGGGATTGAGAGAGACATTTTTGAGAGTGGACATCACCGATGATGGGAATGGACTATTGTATCGAATAGTCACTCCAGAGATGGTGGAGGCGAGCGCGAGCGCTGGAGATCCAAGTCGACCACACACAATCAAAGAGACCCGATTGAGATTTTGTGAGATGTGTCAAAAGTACGAGTGGACAGTGGATCATTTATCGGTTGAGGATCCATCCAATCCCATCTATGAGATATACACCATTGGACAAAATGGTGAGAGAGATGAGGATGTGAGTGAGAAGTATTTGGGTTCCAACATGAGTGGAGAGTCATATCCATATCGAGACTCCAATGGCGTTCCATTCTTACCATACTCATTGTATCACGCGGAGATCCATGGTGGTCTATTCGATCCATACAATGGACGTGAGGTGGTTGAGGGTGCTCTCAATGCTAGTGTTTTATATACTTACTTCCTCCATTTGGCTCGTGATTGTTCACACCCACAACGATATATCATGGGATGTATGCCAGCCGGTTTGGATTTGATGGACAACAATCTCGAATCGAGACGCGCCGCCATCGCCACCGATCCAGCCTCCATTTTGGTATTTTCTCCCGATCCCGATATGACAGCCGGCCAAAATCCACAGATTGGACAATTTCAGGCCGGTGGAGACGTTGGTCAAATGTTGGAGTCCATCACAGTCTATGAGAGACGATTGGCCACCTATGCCGGGATCAATCCAGCGGATGTCCAAAAGATGAGTGGAGATCCTAGAAGTGGTTACGCCATCGCCATCTCACGATCATCATTGAGAGAGGCCCAAAGAAAATTCGCGCCATCGTTCAGGATCGCCGATGTCCACACATTGGAGATAAGCGCCAAAATCGCCAATCGTTATTTGGGGACATCGTATCCAGAGGATGGCTATCGTATCGAATACCACGCCATACCACTCTCACCCACAGAGTCAAAGGAGCAACGTGAGAACATGTTGGCGCTATTGGCCGCCGGTCTCATCTCCAAGGTGGACGCGATCAAAATCCTCCATCCCGATCTCGATGATGTGGACGCCAAAAAAATGTTGTTGAAGATCCAACAAGAAAATCTAACATTCTAATTCAAAACAAAAGGGACAAACATGAGCAAAACCAAAATGATTGAGGGTGTGGAATACATCCAAAAAGACCACGTCGATGAGATAGTCCGTCAACGGATCGCCAAATACTCCGAGCGACTAGCCCAAACAGAATCCAAATTGGGTGACTACGAGTCTCAACTCGATGAGGCCAAATCCAAAATGGGATTGGTGGACAACTTGACATCTCAAGTGGAGAGCCTCCAAGGTGAACTCAAAACAGCCAACTCACGATATGAACGTCACACAACCATCTCCCAGTTTGGGATCAATGATGGCGATGTCCGGGATATGGTGGAGTGGCAATATGATAGAGCCATGGCCAATCTCGCCAAAAAGGATCGTGTTGGTTTGGGTGAGTGGTTGGAGACTATCAAATCAAATCCCACCACAGCGCCATCCACGTTGAGACCATTCTTTGAGCAACAGACCGAGCAAGTGACCGATCAACAGACCGATCAAGTCACCCAACAAGTCACACCACAAGTCACCCAACAAGTCCAAGCACCTATCACACCACCACCATCCAACAAAGGTGTCCAACAGCCATCCAGCGCCTCCACTGGTGATTTGTTATCACGTGCCACCGATCCCACATTTTACTCTCAAAATCGAGACGCGATTCGCCAAGCGTTTTACGCTCGATTGGGTCAAACTCCAAACAAGTTTTGAGGTGATCCATGGCAATATTCAAATACAGCGATGGCGCTGGAGTCCCCAATCGTCATGACTTCACAAATCAATCCACCATCTCGGTGACTCATGGTTTGGGGTATACTCCCAACGTGTGGATCGTCGTTGATGGTGTCGAGGTATATGGTGAGATCACCTATAACAACCTATTGACATTTACAGTCATTTTTGAGACGAGTGAGACTGGGGTGATATACTATCGTTGATCAAACGATCGATCGATTTTCAACCCCAATATGGAGGCCACCACCATGGCTCAAAGATTTCTCGCTCCCGAAGTGATCGCCGAAGGCGTTATCAAACAAAATGGAACCGTATCCGATGACGCTCACCTCATCACTCGTGGATATTTACATTCAAATGTCCTCAATGGTATCCATCCAGACTCCGCCAATTACATCGAAGTATTGGCCGACAACGGTGTCAACAAACTCAAGGTCAAGCCTTTGACAGTTACGGACGTAACAGTTGACGCGACTCAAACCTCACTCGCGAACTTTGTGGCCAATGTCTACACCGGCTCGAACTTCCAAGAGGGTGACATTGTTTTCTTGAGTGCAACTTCACCAATCGAGTCATACATCCACAACGGTGGAACCGCTGGAACTGCTGACGATTGGGAATTGATCAACAGTGGTTTGAGCGATGCCCAAATCCGATCAAAGTTGAGCGCCTCAAACGGTATCGACTACAACGCCACAACTGGTGAGTTTACAGCCGATCAAGCCGAGATCCGCGGTTTCTTTTCTGCTGGAACTGGTTTGGCTTTTGCTGGTGGAGAATTCTCACTCAATGCCACATCGGATCAAATCACCGAGGGATCCAACAATTTATTTTACGCCGATTCATTGGTTGATTCACACTTGAGTGGTGGAACCGCTATTGCTTACAACGCTGGTGTCATCTCATTCAATGGGACAACCGATGACGTGACCGAGGGATCCAATAAATATTACACCTCATCACAGGTGTATGCCGACATTGGTCTCAAAACCATCGCCGGACCGGATGTCCAATTGATGACATACGACAACACCACTGGTGACTTTGGTGTCGCTTTGTCTGATGTATTCGCCGAGTTCAGCGCCGGTCAAGGTTTGGCGTTCTCATTTGGTGAGTTTTCATTGGACGCCAACACTGACGACATCGCCCAACTCGCTGGAGCCACAAATAAGTTTTACGCCGATTCATTGGTTGATTCACACTTGAGTGGTGGAACCGCTATTGCTTACAACGCTGGTGTGATCTCATTCAATGGTGACTCGGACGACGTAAACGAGGGAAGTGTCAATCAATACTTCACTCAACAGCGCTCTCGCGATTCTATTCAGGCAGACCCTGCTGCAGGTAACCTGTTGACCTATAATGATACTAAAGGTGAATTGTTAGTAGCCCTGTCATCATTCCGTAAAGGATTCCAAAATCAATCACTCACAGCCAACACCGGTCTCGCTTTGACTCACAATCTCGGTGAACGATTGGTCCACGTGAGCGCGATGGATGGAAGTGGAAACAAAGTTGAGTTGGAAGTTGTATACACTTCATCAACCGTAGTCACAGTCAAATCCACAGTCTCATTGAGTGGAATTGATATTGTAGCCTCGATCTAACAGATCCCCTCAATACCCATACAACATTTGGAGTCACCTCATTGGGGTGGCTCCTTTTGTTTATTTGGTTTTGTTGAGAGAGATGTGGAGAGTGGATGATCCAGATTGGGTGGCCACCAACAAAACACGATT